GTCTTCTTCTTTATTTACTTTAGCAAACAATACTATAGAGAATAATCCTTCTAATGTCAATGCATTATCAATCATTTTACCCACTGTTTTAGCTTTTACTCTACGTCTACCATTAATATCTGTAGACTCTTCTGAGTGAGTTAAAAAGAAACATAATAGATCTTCTCTTAAATCTTTAGGAAGTTTACCAACCTGTGCTAGATTAGCAGCAATCTGAGTAAACTTATCATAACCTTTTTCATTGGCTTTATCAAAGTACTCAAAGCTTGACATATATTGCCAGTCATCAATAACTAAGTTTTTGATATGAGGCATTTTATCACTAACATGCTTCATTGCTTTATAAACTCCTGGTCCACTTGATACATTAATCATGTTACCATTTGGGTTTTCTTTATCCAATAGTTTATACATACCTTTCCATCCTTTAAATGGTAATGGTTTGTTTGCAATGTTTATAATTACAGTCTCTTCAGGATTTAACGTTCTAATTGATGTTGACTTGCCTGATCCTGATTCAGCAATAACTAATACTCCTACTCCCATAATTTACTTTTGATTTGATAATTTAATTGTATCATTTATTTTATTTAATGTAATATTTATATCACCCAATCTTGCTAAGATCTTATCTATAGCATCATAATCATCTGGATTTTTTATTAAGTCTAACTCAAGTATTTTAGGAGCATGTGGTGATGCAGATACTGATTTATCTATTACTTTTAGTTCTGCTACAGGTATTAAATGTCTTTCAAAACCTGATTTGCTTTTAACTAATTCATACTCCTCTCTCCAATGTGGATTATACTTGTGCAAATATAAAGTTCTTTTTGGATCTTCAGCATCATATTCTATACTAACAAACTCTGTATAAATATCTTTTTCTTTCTCTAGTTCACTAGGAAAAAAACTAATAAATTTTTCATCTTTACCTTGTGGCCTATAAGCCATCTTAGGTATATACAATATATCAGTATCTCCAGTTGTCTGCAAATACTCTTCATGTAATTGTCTTAAAATTGCTATTTTACTTTTTCTTTCTTGTGGTGTCATTTTATCTAATATCTTGTTGCGGTGTACCCATTTCTTCTATTCTCATTTCTTCAAACACCGCTTTGAAAAAACTCATTCTTGTATCACCATTTCTTGCTTTAAGAAAGTGTAATACTAGATCTCTGTCACTACCTATTATATATCTATCAGGTCCATATAATCTAATCTTCTGCTTTGCTGGTCTGTTAATACCTATTAAAGTATCAGCATGTTGTAGCATTGCATCTGATCCAAATATATCTGACTCAAGAATATAATTACCATACTTTGCTTGTTGAGCACGTTCTGGTTTATCAATATTTCTATTAAGTTGTGATAAAGCAATAAACATACATGGATATTCACGCTTTGTTTGTGTAAAGAACTCACCTAATTCAAATAACATATCTAGTGTATTATTTTGATAAGGAGCTCTTTTAACTAACATAGTATGATCAAGAGTAATAATTGTTTTCTTACCCTTGTGTTCATTCATATACATATCTATTTGCTCACGCATCTGATTAACAGTCATAGGTTTACTTACTATATCAACCGGATACTTTACACGTTCTTTTGCATACTGATGGCATTCATTAATAACATTAGGTGTTAACTTAGAACCCGCGCTACAGAGTTCTTTATATGTTTTACCTGTTATAGAGGAGAACTCACGTAATGCTGAAGTTCTACCTACCATTTCAAACTGAAACTCTAACACTCTAAAGTCATCATTAGGATTCAACATAAATGATTCCCTTATTATTTGATCTTTAATTAAAGTTTTACCTGAACCAGGTCGTCCACCCATTACAGTTAGAGTATTCCATTCTAAACCATCAGTTGTAGCATCATTAAACTTAGCCCACGGTGTATATATTGATTTCTCTTCACCGTTAGCCCTCTTTGACATATATTTCAACGCTTCATTAAACGCTGAAAATTGTCCTATCCATTCTTCTTTTACTTTACTCATAATACTGCTTTTAAAATTAGACAATTACCATCCTTACAGTTCAAACATATTTGTTCTTCTTGGTTTGATTCAAACTCAAATTCACATTTATTACATTTATAGTAATAGAACTTATCCATTATACTACTTTGTCTGAAAAATGTTCTACTTTGGTTTGCACACCATCTCTTATCATATCACAATAATCTGATAAAGTAGAAGTTTTAACTTTATGTTTATCTTGCTTTGCAATAAAGTATTGACTGGTTTGCATATATAGATAGTCTGTTGTTACATATTCACTTACATACATTTTGGTTGCTTTTATAACCTCTTCCCATGTATAATCATATGTTTCAAAGAACCATCTAAATGATTCATTAAGAGTCTTAACGTTTTGTCTTGCTGGTTTACCATGTGGTAACTTACCTGCAGGAAATAATTCTCTATAAGTATTAATTCTTTTAGAAAATTCTTTACCCATCAACTCTTCATCTGTTTTCTTTTTTGCTGTAATAAAGTAGTTCTCTAATTTTACTAATAGAGCTTTAGCTTTAGCTGTCATTTTATATACTTTACCATCATATTCCAGATAGTCTTGAGATAAAAGATATTCTTTTTCCTCCTCAAGATTATTTAATATATAAGGTTTTACTTTATTCTTCATTGAATAGAGAAGCAACACTTGGTTCGGTGTTAGCTTTTGCTTTGTAATTATCTGAAATATCTTCCACATGTTTATCTATTTTTTTACTTATCTTTCTTATGATTGATCCAAATACAATATCATTTGTATCTATCATGTCACTACAAAATCTTAATGCATGAACAACCGTACTATGATCTCTTTCAAGATATTCTCCTACTTGTGTTCTATCATATCCAAACATTGTTGCAAAATAACAGAATACATGTCTAGTATTAACAAGTTCTTTCTTTCTTGATGTCTTCTTTATATCTGTTATATGTTCATGATGTGGTTCTTCATTATGAACTTCTAATGATATATTAGCTAACTCATCTAATGTTAATCTTTCTTTAGATATTGGAAATGGAAGTATAAATATATTTACTCCATGATTTTTTTTAATATCTGCTTTAGCTCTATTACAAGCTCTATAATAGTCTTTAAATTCTACTGCTGTCATGTTACCAATTAATATTTGTTTTATTTAATTTATTTAGTTCTAAGTTTATATTATTAAATATATCTTTAGAGTCCCATACACCACCTTTATATGCAGCTGATGCAGGATGAGGACATTTTAATAATATCTGATTAGATAATTTAGTTTCCCAAATTTCGGCTTTTTTACCCATTAATGCAAATATTAATTTATTATTTTCATTAAGATATTTGAATAAATAATTGGTGAAAGGTTGCCACAAATGAAAGTGTGAACCTATCTTATTTATCTGACAAGTAAATGCTGTATTAATTAACAGCACGCCTTGATTAGACCATCTTTTAAGATCATAATCTTTATCTTCATATGTCCCATATAAAGATTTAAATATATATTGTAAAGACTTTTCTGCTTTACCTTTATTACTACAGCTAAACGCTATACCATCAGCAACTCCAACCTGGGGGTAGGGGTCTTGACCAAGTATAACAACTTTAGTTTTATCATAAGGGCATTCTATAAATGCATTAAGTATATCAAAATACCTTGGTGTAAACCTGATATTATTTTGATGATTCTGTATAAGAGTAGTTGTTATCTTATAGAATTCACTACTATCTAAGAATGGATTTAGTATATCTTCCCACCCGGATCCAACTAATTTATATTTTAGTTTATTTATTACATCATTTTCTGATATTGATTGTTCCATATTTTAATTGTATTTTTGTATTATTATGTCTGAAGAAAGTAAAAGATTACAAACAGTTGATACTTATGATTTCACTAAAACTATCAAGAATATAGAGCTATCAACAGCTTATATTCCTGGTTTAGAAAGAATTACATCTCAACTTATATTAGATAATCCTGATAGAGCAAGTGATTTACCTGCTATATTCAAGAAGTTTGAAGATATGGTTACTCTTCCACCTGAAGATCCTAAGAGAAAAGATTTAGTATTTGACAGATTTGAATCTGATTTATACACTCTATACTCTATGACTCAGTTGTTTAAGTATCATGCTCAAGAACAAAATCTTGTTGTTAAAACAGAGACAGAAGCAACACAAGAAGATTTAAATCAACTTGGTGATATGCTTGTCAAAGGAAAAGATATCAAAGAAAAACTTGACGAGATTAACAGCAAAATGAAAGTTGTTAAATAATGTCAATGTTTGAATTTGTATGTATAATGTTTCTACTTTATGCTGCTTTAGTTTGGGGTAAGTAATTACCTAAGCTGCATACCATTAAAGTCTCCTATCTCTATACATGTTTGTATAACCATATTTAGTTCTGCTTTATCACAGTCCGCAAAGGACTTACAATACTCTACACCATTCTTTACTATACACATTCCTGTTTGCCTCTTTACAGTTAGTTTCATTTCTTCAAAGGTATAACCAATCTCATTAGCTATTTCTCTTATCATTGCATGAACTCTGGCTAATTGTGGTAATGAACCATTGCTTGATGATGCACTAATAAACATCTCAAGTTTAGTTGCGTCAGGTAGGTTTTTTATAAACCTATCAAATTTACTTTTTGTTCCCTTATTAGGAAAATCAAGTGCACCATCCTTGACAGTGCACTTTATATATAATGAATCTTTCACTTAAATCTAAGTACATTATTCTCAACCAGTACAAATTCTTGAGCACATGACTCACATTGAACTGATGTTTCATTCCTTACAATTGAGCTTTGAAAACAATTTGGACATTGATGATCATCTAAAGGTATAAACTCTTCACAAGTAATTCTTGCTAAGTCCTGTAGATATGCATCATGGTCCCCTCTATATTCATTCTCAATCATTTCCATATATAGTTCTTTCATCCTACCCATATTAAATAAAGTGTTTAAGAACTACTTTTAAAGAACCAATCATTACAGATAGTAATAATACTATGTATGCAAGATCTATAAATTTTTCTGAATTTATTTTGTTTTTTCTTTTCATATTTCTAGTGGATTATAATATTCTATTTTATTTTTATCAAAGTCATGTAATGCAGACTTAACCCATTTCTCATCTTGTGTTCCTTTATAGCATAGTATATGGCATATAGATGTTTCTGTAGGGTTTAAACGTAATAGTCTACCAATACGTTGAGCAGATTTTCTTTCATTACCATAAGCATGCATTATAATACCTTGTTTTAAGTTTGGTATTGTAACACCTTCTGATAATTGTAGAACACATGATAACTTATCTATTCTTCCATCTGAGAATAACTGTAAGTTCTCTTCAGATTTCTGATTACTTGAATGATAACTATGACTACACATTTTATCTGCTTGTTCATGTGTATTTGCAAACACAATACATTTATCAGATATATTAGTTAAAAGATCTTTAGCATAAAACTCTTTACTGGTATATGACTGAAGCGCTTTCATTCTCATGATAGCTGCAATCTGTTGTTCTTTACCTTGTCTTGCTTCATTAACTCTTTTAGTTACATACTCATAATCTTTAACCTCACTTGTATACCATTGTCTTCCATCTCTTGTTTTCTTCTTAAGATTTTTTGATTTGGACAAGTTTATTTCATGTATAATGATTCTGTAGTCATTTAATATATTTGAGTCTGTTGCTTTATCAACATCAAACTTATACTTAACAGGACAGTATATATCAATAAGTCTATACTTATCTGTGCGTTCATCCCAAGGTGGTGTACCTGTTAAACCAAGTATTCTACCTTTATGACCACTAAGAAATGGTATATGAGTTCCTAATATATTATGACACTCATCTAAATAAACTATATCATATATATTGTCTTGTTTATTTATAGATCTATATGTACTATACTCTATACAGTCTGTAAGATGATAAAGTTCTGTCTTTTCAATTTCTTCTTTCCAAGAATTTATTATAGAAAGTTTTGGTACAACTACTAATACCTTTATACCTGGTTTATAGAAGTTATGAAGATGCATTAATGCAATTCTTGTTTTACCAACACCCATACTTACAGCTGCTGTACATCTATAATGTTTTATAATTGTGTTAAGGCATTCTGTTTGTATCTTATTTCTATTATTCATCTTTTACAAATTGACCGTTAACCATCTTACCTGTACGTTTTGCAATAACATTGTAAGCTGATTCAAGACATTCTTCTAAAGACAAATCTTGCATCTTAGCTTGTATAATTAATGTGACCATGATGTCTCCCATTGCATCAATAATTTCTGCACGGTCATTGTTATTTACAGCTGTACAAAATTCTGTAGTTTCTTCTAATGTTTTTAGTGCTTGGGCCATCGGTGTGGCTTTATCCAAGATTCCTTTTTCTTGTGCCCATTCTTCAATAGCACATTCTAATTCAAAATAATCCATGATTTTTATATTTTATTTAATATCTTTTTTCTGATAGACCTAGTTCAATAGCTTCATCAGGATGTTCTTCAATGTACATATGACATTTTCTACATACTGATAACCAGCTACTTACAACTAACATATACTTACCTCTACCTTTTTTATGATGCACATCTGTTGCGTGTGTTGAACAACCTGGCAATGCTGCTTGACATATAGGATTAGATAACATAAAATCCCTTCTAATAGTGGTATATGCATCATTAAGAACCTGTGTTTTTTTAGACACAGGTTTAATGTATTGTCTTTTTTTAAGTGGTTTAGTTTCAGAAGATTTATGTTTCATCCAGCAACCCTTGCAATACCTACTACCTTTATCATTTTTCCAGATAAACTGCATGGTATTGCAATTGTCACATAACTTTTTCTTCTGTTTTATCAATTGGTTTTAATACTTAGATAGTTCTTTGGTAGTAAACCTTTACTAAGAAAGAATAGTATTAAATCTTCATATGTAATTCCTAGATCTTTTAAGGATAACTTATTAGTATAGTCATCCATAATTTCTGTGTCAGGTACATTTAGAAGTGCTTTAACACTGTCTTCTTTAAAAGTTTTACGAAGATAAGCATTAATTCTTTTGTTTGTTATGATTTGTTTCCAAGCATTGATTTCTCTTTGTGCTCTTTTCCAAACCTTAGTGATCCTCTTTCTTTTATCCCAGTGAAGTTTATTAACTTCTTCTGGAGTATAAACATTGAGACCATGCAACACTCTTTTAAATAAGAAATGCTGTTGAGGATTTAACTTCCTATAAGATAGTTCATTAAATTTTTCTGGATACAATTGATACTGGTCTAGTAGACCGTAGTAGTGATAACGTTCTTCACGCTGCTTAATAGACTCTATTTGTTTATTAAGTTTAATTTGATTGATTTGTTCTTGAGATAACATGATTAATTTGATTTATTAAGATTAGTGTAAATAGATATCTATAGATTAGATATCATCTTTTTGAAAGTCCGGATCTTCCAATTTTTCTATATCATCAATTTCATAAAGTTTTGGTTCATGATTGTTGATGTATTCCTCTAGTTCATCATCAGATAATATATCTATGCTTTTTGAGAAATTATTATAGAACGGATCACCAACTTCCTTGGTGTAGTATGAGCTCAGAGATACCAGTTGATGTACCTCTAAATCTGTTAGAGATAAATACTGTTCTAGAGAACATTCTATTATACGACCATCTTGAAGCTGAATTATCATGTTTGTATATAAACAAAGTTATGATAATTCTATTTTAATTTGGTCTGTATTAGGCTAGTAACTATATCTATATTGCATATATATAGCTAACGTTATTTAATTTGTATTTTTCTTCCAATGCGTTTTATGCAGCCTTTAATTTTTAGTTCTTTAATCAGTCTATCTACTGTCCTAACGCTTATATTTAATTCATCTGCCAGTCTTGCAATGGAAGGATAACAAATTCTTTCTTTATTAGCATAACATGCTAAGGTAGAGTATAAAGCTTTTGCTTGAGGAGTTATTTCAGGTGAAGTAATAATATCATATGATACTATACCAAACCTTTTTTTACTCTGCATTACTTTGTTTTGCTTCTTTCTCTTTGTATTTTTTAAATACTGTAAAGAATGGTTCATTCTTATCTACCATAAGAATATTTTCTTTCTTTACATTTAGATCTATGGTTGTAATTTTATGATCACTATCATGTGTATACATCATTGCTTTGTAAGAATTATCATACCCAAGGTTTGTATCTGTTATAAGACCATACACATAACCATTATTGATTAATCCATATCTGTCCAAGACATCCACTTCATAATCCATATTCCATTTCTTTACTTTAGTTTTTATAACTTGACCATATTTCACATCTTCTATCTTATTCTGTGATAATATTATTTCCATAAGATCATCTTGATTTACATCTTCCAATAAAGAAAGTAGACGCTCATAGTTTTCTTTGTTTTCTATTTTGATATATTTTTTAATTATATCTAATGTAGTTTGTTTTGATATTGTTGGCATATTACTTTTTTTTTAAATTGTTATACCAGTGTATCTACTTAGAGACACACCGGAAATAACATTATTTAACTATAAAACCACCATGTACTAATGTACCCACTCAGTATTTACACTCATAGATATATACTATAGAATAATACTGGTACTGTTAGTACGTCATACATGGCGGTTTTTTTTCTAAATTAGGGTTTTTTACTTGCTTTTACTCCAAGTTATCTCCATATGGATGAACAGAAGTATAAGAGTAAATTCTTTTGAGTCTTTATCATATCCTAATAGAAATCCTATACCTGGTATAAGACTAAAAGATACATATGGTATCAGTCTCCACCTATCAAATAGTGCTGCATAGTTTACTGCATTTATGATTAGTAGTATTAGAATACCTATGTTAATAGATATGATTGCTACACCAGCGTTTTCTCTTATCATCCATACTGTTGTAAATAAAGATGCTAGTGGTAGTATTACCACATAAATTAATTTTAATAATAGTTTCATTTGATTCTAGGTTTAAAGGTTAAAGATTTTTTTTCTAATAAATTCAGATGCATAATGTTGATCAGACATAGCTTTGATTGTAGGTAGATGTTTATCTAAACTAGCTAAAGCTTTTTTATGGTTATACTTACCATAAACTGACATGAAGACTGATAGAAAGTTAAACTTTACCCATCTGTCTGCCTTGCCTATCTTAATAAAAATATCTGAAAACTCTTTACACATAACCTCTGTCTTAGGGTTAGTGATATTAAATTCTCCTTCTTTAATAAGTTTGCTGATCCGTGTTGACTTAGAATTATTTGTTGCAATCATAGCAATCATTGTTGGTTCTAAGTTATACATGTTAATGTATTTTAAGAGTTTCATGTAATCATTGTTAACAACCTTGTAAGCATTAACATAATCTATAAGACCCCAAGACTTACTTGAGTTATTAAGTCCTGCCATAGTTTTCACTATATCTTCTACAGTTGTAATGTCAAGAGTCCTATAAGATATAGGTAAGTTCTCACGTACTAATGCTGTGTAAAGATGTTGACCATCTATGATATAATTCTTCTTTACACCTTCAAAGGCTTTAGTTGTAACTACAATTACATCACGAATACAACCTACGTTGTTAAGTGACTTAAGCATTTTTTCTACATGCTTTGCGTTTATTTCACGATTCATAGGAAGTAAACTAAACATGTTATAATTCTTAGTATTTTTTGATTTAATATGTTTCATTTGATTTTCAGTTAAAAGGTTAAAAAAACCTACTGCAGATTTAACTACAGTAGGAATTAATTATGTTCTCAAGATAATCTTTTAATAATATGATTTTACATAGTTCAAATATGAATGATACTCTTCAGGTCCACGGTCAATAGTTATGTACTCATACATTTCACATATTGATTGAAACTCTGGGTTGTTTGATAATGCATCTGATACCTCTTCCATAGTAGGAGAAGTAACTGATGTAGGTCTTTTAGTAATACCTTTATCTCCATTGTGGAGTAAAAGTTTACCGTCTTTTTCT